AGGATTCTGCATATAGAGGGCTTGCCAGTACTTCCCCCCGTTGTTGGCTCTGATCTCTGCCTCGTCCAACTGGAGTAACTTGTCAGGCTTCCACTCTGGGAAGTAGGAGGTTCCCTCTGGGAGGTCCAGGAGAGCGGCTGACTCTTCGTCTAGCCAAGCTGGGATAGAGATAACGTCCCAGGGTATGGTGTCCTCTGTCTGGTTGGAAAGGAGCCAGCCACAGAGATCATCTTCGTGGTACCTGGTGTTTATGATGATGATGGAACCGTTGGGCATCAGTCTGGTTCTGAGACCAGAGGGGTACCATTCTTTGATGTACCTGCGCCCTGCCTCTGAGAAGGCGTCTTCCTCTGACATGGCATCGTCTATCAGTGCAATGTGTGCTCCTCGCCCTGCTATCTGAGAGCGCACCCCTGCTGCGTAGTAGATACCGTGCTGTTTGGTCTTCCACTTCCCCGCTGCTCTGACATCTTCCCTGAGAGAAACCCCTGGGAAAATTTCCTGGTAGAGGTCCATCTTGAGAATGTCCCTGACAGTTCTACCAAAGTCTGATGCAAGCTGGTCAGAGTGAGAGATGCTCATTATCTCGTGAGAGGGGTGGTTTCCTATGTACCAGGAGGGGAAGAGTTGAGAGCAGAGGAGGCTCTTGGAGGAGCGAGGAGGGAGGAAAACCATTAGTCTCTGGGGGTCAGGGGAGTCTATGATCTTCTGGAGTTTTCTGGAGATTACTCCTATGTGCTTACCCACCTTGAAGTCCTGGACCAGGGAGGGGGCAATGAACTTGACAAAGGAAAAGAAGTCTGTCTTTGCAGTTTCTATGGCCCTGAGGTAGAGAGATTCTCTGAGTTTTAGCTTACCTTGGTTTTCTAAGACTAGCTCACTCACTCCTTCCCTCCTTTGATAACAGAGTACCCTGAGATATTGGCCAGTCTTTTGATATCTTCCTCCACGTCAGGGGTAAAGGTTTCGTCTGTGCCCTGGAAGGTGGTGGTGGTGTTCTGCTTGATCTCCTTCTTGTCAATAAACATGCCCAGGTGCTTGCCCATGTTCTCCAGGGAGCGGTTGGCATTGGTATAGTCCTCTGCCTCTGTGGCTCTCATATAGGTCTGGAACATCTTGTCCAGGACCTTCTGGGCATTCCAGGATACCTTCTCCACCACGTCTTCCCTGAGTATTTCTATGTAGGCCCTGAGCTTGGGGTTGGAGAGGTAGGTGCTGGCCCTACGGGCTGTGCGGGTACGGTCCACTCTCCCGTCCTTGGTCTTGACCGGGGCATACCCTGCCTCCACCAGGGAGTGTATGGGGTCGTTGGTTTCTATGTATAGTTCTGCAAACCTGGTCTGTTTCTTGGTAAGATTGTACTGCTCTGATCTGGCATTGGGCCTGAGTTCAGCCCCCTCTGTAATTTTATTTTCCACTGGGTGACCCCTTTTTAAGAGAGACAAGAAAAGATAATTTTTATTATAAATCATAAAAATTGCTCTTGCAAGGTCTTTGTTCTTATGATACCCTTGGCCCATGCCTTTAAGAGAACTCTTATAATACTCTTATGTGTTATTATGTGTCCCTATAGTGAAAAAAGAAAAAGAAAGTATTATGTGTTATTAGGTGTAGTGCCTGTGTTATTCTTTTTATTATACCCCCGTTTTAGGTTTAGTCTGAGGAGCAAGAGCGCAGGTGTTTAAAACTTATCATTGTTTTGCAGAGGAGTTACCCCCAAAGTTTTGCTCTGGCCTTCTGGAGATCCTGGAGAAGAGAGAGGAGAAGGAGGGGCTGGAGAGCACTGTTCAGGATCTTCAGGAGACAGGAGAGAAGAGGAGAGAGAAGGTTAGGAACAACAAGATTCTCTGGCTCAATGATCCCACTATCACTGCTCTTTGTAATTTGTACGTTAAGAGGGCTAATAAAGAGGCAGGTTGGAACTTTCAGTTAGACCCCCTGGGGGGAGGGGAGATCCCTCAGGTCTCTTTCTATAGGGAGGGAGAGTTCTACTCTTGGCACGTGGATACAGGAGTGGAGAAGGAAGGTTCTCCTACTATCAGGAAGCTCTCCCTGGGGATTACCCTGAACAGTGACTTCAAGGGAGGAGACTTCCAGATCCAGGAATGGGTACACCCTGAGGCTAAGAAGAAGCTGGTCACTGTGACAGAGATGAGGAAAGAGGGGAGTATAATTGTTTTTCCTTCTTTTTTGTACCACAGGGTAAAACCTGTGAAGAAGGGTAAAAGATGTTCCCTGGTGTACTGGGCCAGTGGTAGGCCGTTTTCTTGATTTTGTAAAATTTGCTCCGCTTATGGGGGTCCCTATATATATAAAGATGTTACCTGCAGAACTGGGTGACCCCAGGGGTGGCTCTGGCTGGCGGTAGCAAGATAGCCAGCGAGCGACTAGCGAGCACCATATGCCTCGCAGAGCTACTTGATAATCATTCTCAATTAGATTTTAAAGCAAAAAAATCCCAGGAAATTAATCCTGGGATAGTTTGAACGGTGGCTACACTATAACTGATGTACCCAGCTATAAGGCTGGCGCTTCATTCTTTTGAACATGAAATTAGTCAAGTCCGTTATACTTTCGTCTGTCACCTTAAACTTGTTTAGCCTATTCCTTGTTGAATTATAGGCTAGAATTTTCTTAACTGTGATTGGTTCTCTCAACGAGGACACCGGATAATCTGGTCTAGCTCCTTTGCCGGACCCCACGTGTTTAACGTATTTATCTAGCGATGTTTGATAAAGTTCGTTGGACTCTAGACCAAGCGTTCTACCAAGAGACACACAATCAACTAAGAGCGCTCGTTTGCCAAACGTTGGCACACTTTGTATTGCTCCGTTGGGGCTGGCAAAATAGCTACCAATAGTTGGATCTATCAGGGTTCTAATAGTCCACAAAATTTCTTCTTTTAAGCTTCTATAAACTTCTGGGCCTTGTAGCCGCTCATGGGCCGCAATGGTGGCGGAGTTAGACAGTGGTAAAGCTTCCAACCTTTCTTTCATTTCCTGCAACGTTTTCACGTTACAAGAATACGGACTATTGAAATTGTGGCAAGTTTCCCGAAAAGGATCGGCCTGTAATAACCCGTGAGTATACACGATACCCGTTAAGATTCCTTTGTGGAATCCTACAGTTGATATGTTGCTCACCTTGCCATCTTTAATAGTAAATTTTGTCCCGTGTATTTCACGGCTCCTTGACCCAAAATAGTTTTGGGTGTTGAACCGGTAAATCAAACATTCGTTTTCTAATATACTTGATCCTATTTTATTCTGGGTTATTAGATTTTTATACATTTAGCTAGATCCTTATGTTAAAGGCCTAGGAAGTTAATCCTAGGCCTTATGGTTTAATCTTCAAATGTTTTGTCTTGGCATTCCTGGCACATGCCAGAAATTGTGTATTCTGTTTCGGAAAGTTTAGAATCAAACGACCCTACTTCTACCGTTCCTTTGCATATTGTGCAGACCTGTTCTTCTATGGCCGTAAGACGCTCAATGCCCAGGTCAAGAAGGAAATTTTCTATTACAGGACTTTTGACTGTTGGCTTAAAAATTTTCTTTACTCCAGTTGTTTAACTACGCACATTATGCTCACACTTTTAAAAAAATGTAAAGTATTTTTTTTTAGTTGACACATTTTATTTTAAGCATTAATAAATCAAAAATTAAAAATATGTGTGGTTCATTCGATCGGCTGCTTGCGCTTGGCTTGCGCCTTGCTTGCGCTTGGCTTGCGCTTTGCTTGCGCTTGCTCGATCGCTTGCGCTCGCGTCCAAAAAAATAGAAGCCCAAGAACTTGCACATGGACGTGGACGTGGACGTAGACGTAGCAGTAGACGTAGCAGTAGCAGTAGCAGTAGACGTAGACGTAGACGTAGAACATACCTGTTAAGGGACATAATCAGGGATTACAGGGAAATATCTTACATAACAACAACTTATATAAAATATTAAATAAATATAATTTTATTTGTTTTTACCCTTGTTTTCCCTTTACGGATGCACTATATAAATAAGTACCAATAATATATACACATAAGGATTCATACCATGAGGCACAAGGGCAAGAGCAACAGGATAATATGCCAGTTTTGTTATTCGGATTACATGCTTAAGACATATAGAAAAAACATGGAACCAGCATTGCAATATAACAGTGACTTGCTAAGTTCCAGGGATCTGACACCAGAAGAGCTAAGGCTTCCGCTGGTCAGTATCCTACGTATTAACGGGCACGGTGAGTTGATAAACCTGCAGCACCTACACAACATTGTACAAATTGCCTTGGCAAATCCTCTTTGTACCTTGGCCCTATGGTCTAAACGCAAGGATTTTATTAAGTCTTATTTTGACCAAGAGGGGCATAAGGTACCGGGCAACCTAATCCTAATATATTCTAATCCAATTATTGATACTGTTATAAGACCAGACCGCTTGCCAAAATATTTTACAAAGAGCTTTAACGCCGTTGACAAGGACAATCACCTGGAAAAACAAAATTGCACTGGCCAAAAGTGTAAAGATTGTCTACTGTGCTACACTCACAATGATACCAGCACCATTGTAGAAGCCATTAAAAAGGAGGATTTATACAGCAAGAAAAGGACAAGGACAAAGACAGCCAGCAGCACCAGTACTAAGACCAAGACTAGGCAAGGGGTACACATCAGCAAGATGACGGGGAAATTAGAAGGCCTACTGGCCATCAATACAAACACAGTAACCAACAAATTTTGTCAGAAAATGAGCGCCACAAGTAGAAAATAAAAGGAGTAAAAATTATGGTTTGTAGAATGAACATAGACCACGCGCTAAGGAATGCGCTAGAAAAGGAAGAAGAGAGGGTAAATGTTATGAAGAAAAGAGAGAACAGACGTAGACACAGGAAAAGAGAGGAGAAGGCACAGCAGGGTAGACCACCTCGTAATCCCTTTGCCGTACCCCTCCGGGGCAGAGGCCACCCAGTGGACGCAGTAAAGACCCGTTACTCCAGGGAAGAGGGAAAAAAAATCATTGACAGGTACCTAGAAGAGGAGTAGAAAACACTATGCACAAGACCTTTACACACGACTTCATACTAGGGGTAATAACAGGGGCCATAGGCGTCTCCTTCTTATTCCTCCTGGTCCCTACATTTTAGACCGGAAGGGCACGGTACAGAATGAGTAACATTCACAATCAACACATGATGGAGAACCTCTACGAGAAGTTCCTGGAGGAGCTACTTGACAAAGGAGTGCCTCCCATGATAGCAGAGAGAGCGGCCGAGCAACTGGTCAACAAGAGGATGGAGGAGGAGTAAGACTGATGAAAGAAAAAGAGAAGATGATTGCCTATGCCTTGGAGCTACAGGTACGGCTCCTGGTACCCTTTACCCCAGATGACCAGGGGCGCGTAGACGTAGGCAATGTCATGTCCAAGTCAGAAGGTGGTCACATTGTCCACTTCAACCACCACCTGGAACACCTGCTAGAAGAAGCCGTACAGTTTGGTATAGAGTACGATGAACTCACGGGCATTGGCACCCAGGTAGAAGCTGGGACAGTCAAATGTCACATCATAGACATGCAGGTGATGGAAAAAGATTCACCTGTGGTGCAGAATATACTTGACACCAGTACCATTAACCCTGTAAAAAGCTCCAAGAGCATTAATTAACAGGAGTAGGAGAAAGAACATGAACCTAAACACAAACACAAACACAAACACAAACACAGAAAGCCCTAGCAAGATAATAGAGAAGCACAACAAAGAGAACACACCCCCTGGTTTCTTCTCCAAGGTAGAGGAGTACCCACTGAGCTACACCTGGAACCCCGACCCTCCCTTGCGGCACGTTTGGGCCGGACGTTATGACCGAGATTTAGAAGATATATTCGGCGTTCAAGGCAACACCTTCTTCCCTGTGCTATCCCACAAAGTCTTGGTAAACTCTTACACACAGAGACCCGTGGGAGTAGTGGGAAGTGGGTACAAAGTGCAGCAGATGGAAGAGTACACACAGGCAGCGGAGAACCTCCTGATGGATATCCTACCTCCCGCTCACTTCAAGGGCCTACAAATCACTGATAGCATGAGCCACCACAGTGCTGTACGCGCCCGTAAGTACACCTTCCCCTCAGTAGGTATGCCCATTGAAACAAAGAAACACAAGACAGATACGGGCCTCACCTTGGTGATGCTCCAGAGCTACGACGGGTCCGGGTCCAACGGCTTTCTCACTGGGCTGATAGACTACCACTGCCTCAACGGCATGGTAAGCGGTGACTTTTCCAGAGGGAACAAGCGTCACACTTCTGGATTTAACCTAGAGGAATTCATTCTCCAGATAGAGAGGATGACGCAAGAGTACTACAAATCCATCAGAAGGTACCAGGCATGGGCGAGCAGAGAGATACCACTCTTTGCCGGGGAATCAGTCATAGACTCTTTGCCAGGTATGTCCAAGCGGAGGGGAAAGAAACTAAAAGAACAATTCCTCCTGGAGGTCAGCACCCGAGGCTCCAACATGTGGGCCTTGGCATCTGCCCTCACCTACTACGCCTCCCATAACTCCCCGTCCTTCCCTGTCAAGGGATCGGCTGCCAATGACAATGAAACCAAGGCCCTCCTGGTAAGAGGAAGGCAAGTGACCAGGTGGTTGGAAAGTAAGCAGTTTCAATCACTTGCACAAGCTGCTTAAGAGGGAGCACAAGCATGAGCACAAGCACAAGCACAAGCATAAGCAGCTTAGGAC